TTAGGTGAAAACACTCAAGGTGGTTTTATAATTGAGAATTGCATTATTGATGTTAGCCAAGCAAAAAACATTGTTAAAACAGATGTTATTGATAATAATGGAACTATAAAAGAATACATTTCAGAAAGTGATTATGCAATTACTATTCGCGGTTTTTTATCAACGCTATCACCTGACCTTTACCCAACTGAAGAAGTTGGAATATTGGTTAACTATTTAAAAGCCCCAGTTCCTTTATCTATTGCATCAACATTTTTAAATACACAATTTGGAATTAACGATGTTGTAGTTGAAAGTTACACAATGAGCCAACAACAAGGGCTTAGAAATGTGCAATACTTTCAAATTAACTGCTCAAGTGATTTTAACTTTGAAATATTAGAAACAGATGTTTAGACTTCTTTGCCGCATAGAAATAGAGCAGCAAGGCGATGATAGGGCGCAAACCTTGTATTTTAACTTTGTCAATAAAGTAACAGTTACGCGCTCATACGACAAACAAACACAAACGGCATCGGTAATATTGCCGCGTAATGTTAACTACAATAAAAAAAACATTTACGAGGGTGCAAACGCGTTAATGCGCAGAGGTGATAAAATTAAAATTACTGCAGCTTACTTCCCTAATGAAACTGTAATATTTCAAGGGTACATTTCAAAGATTAACAATAATGTGCCTGTCGAATTGCTGTGCGAAGATGAAATGTTTTTGTTGAAGCAGGTTATTGCACCAAATTTATCGTATAAGACAGTTAACCTACGCACGTTTATTTCTAAGATGTTGGAAAACACATCGACACCATTTAAAGCCATCAATGCTGAATTAGGCCAAATCCGTTTACAAGGTGCAAGCGTTGGTAAAGTGCTGCAAGTGTTACGCGATCAATACGGCTTGTATAGTTTTTTTGTTAACGGTGTGTTGCGTGTTGGATTGGCTTTTTATCCTGATGATGCAAAACAAGCGGTTTTCTTATTTGAGTTAATGGTTAAGGATGGAATGAATTTAACCTATCTTAAAAAGGATGATGTTAAAATACAAATCAAAGGCATATTGATTAAAAACAATGCGCGTGAAGAATTTATTTACGGTGACCCAACGGGTGATATTCGCACAGTATTTCAATATGGTGGCACAAAGGCCGATTTAGATTTAAAATGCAATTCATTTTTAGAGCAAGCGAATTACACGGGCTACTATGGAAGTTTTAAAACGTTTTTAGAGCCATTAGTTGTGCCGGGTGATTATGCCGTTGTTGATAGTTGGAAGTACCCTGAGCGCAAAGGTAAATACTTAATCAAATCAGTTACAACAGAAGTAAGTGTTACCGATGGCGGTAAACAAACGATTGAATTAGAACGTAGAATAGCATAATATGAGCGTACAAGTAACAGATATAAGACAAGCGATACAGTCATTAAGTGGCTTTGGTGATTTGCAATATGAGGGTGTAGTGTGCAATGTGAGCGACATTGATTTGGCTACGTTCACTTGCACTTGCACCCCGATAAATGGCGATGCAGAGTTCTTTGATGTGTTGCTAAATGCCGATGCTGAAAAGGGGTTTACTTTAATTCCTGCAAATGGCAGTTTAGTAATAATTCAACAAACATCACAGGCAACGGCCTATGTTAGCATGGTAAGCAAGGTGGACCAGGTTTATTTGGCAGGTGATGCGAATGGAGGGTTGGTAAAGGTGCAAGTGTTAAATGCTGCATTGAATAACTTACAAACCGAAATTAATACGTTGAAAATAGCAATAACGGCACTTATGGCAGGTTATGCTCCTATTGATGGAGGTCTGACATTATCAACATTTGCTGCACTTGTATTACCACAAATAAACATTTCACAAATAGAAAATTCCAAAGTGCAGCATGGCAACGGATAATTAATTATATTTGCGATATGGAAAAACAACTATTAGAAAACAGATTTGCCAAAGTAAACAATGATGAATTGGGCTTTGTATATCAATATGCAGATATTGATTATGTGTTCAAACATGGCAATTTTATTTTATCACCAAACTTTGAATATTGCATTGAAAAGGACAATAAAATAATACCAATATTAGAACCTTTAAGAGATTTTGAAGATGTTAAAATGTTGTTTTATTTATTGACCAAAAGACACGAGATTGAAGAACTATACTCATTAATTGACAAAGATGGCAACGGCTAAAGATTTTCTGCAAAATAGCGATGGGGATGCGCTAATAGTTAACAATGATTTCGTAATTGGTGACAGTGATGAAGATCATATTGTTGACATCATTAATTCAGCACAAGGCGATTGGAAAGAGTATATACTTTGCGGTGTTGGAATTGATAATTACCTTAATAGCAGTGGTGCGCAATTGCAATTAAAAAAACAAATATTACTACAATTAGCGCAGGATGGATTCAGTTCTATTACGGTAAATTTTAGCGATAATAATAGTTCTAATTTTGATGTCGATGCTGTACGCGGTTAAAAATGGTCAAGATATTTATTCGGTTGCGGTGCAACTTTATGGCGATGCTCAATATTCGGTAAAGTTATGCACTGATAATGATTTGACCATAACAGATTCAATTGAGGGGCTTACATTGACTTATGATGACACAATAAGGCGCAATGTTGTTTCGGCTGCAATA